ATTTGGTTGCACGGCAAGTATCTTTGACTGAACATGGCTCTTTAAATACTTTTTGAAGCATGGTTTGAACTCTTTAAACCGTCTGGAGGCGTTCAATATGTCATAGGTGACACTCATACGCTGTATGTCTTTATTGCCGTCAACCACAGCGAAATCCATCAATTTATCCAAAAAGGCCACTCGGTACTGGATTGGCAAGTAATGCAGGTTCAAACCAGTAAAACCATCATTATCAATATTTAATACCAATACCAAAGGGAATCTATCGTAATATGGTAAGTCTGCTTTGGTCTTTGGATCGTAATAGAAAAAATACAGTCCACCATTGTGAAAATGGTTTCCTCTATCTTCTCGTGCAATCGTGGAAGCAATGCCTGTTGGATTGCTGAGTTCACCAATCTTCTTGGTCATCCAACGATAAGATTCACGGCTCATCGTTTGAAGCTCAGAAGCAGTTTTTTGTCTTGCTAATTGTGTAAGTTTAGATGCCATCTACTATTTAGTTACAGTCCGAGATGGTCTTCCGTAAGAACCTTGAACTCCCAACCACGGTCTAAACAAAACTCGGTGGCGGCTTTCCATTTAGATTGATTGATTCCCCAGGTGGCGACTTCCTGTATATACTGTTTGGTTACTCGTTTGCGTGGTTCTGGTGGCACAGCCTGTTTCTTAGGTTTGACCTCCAATAACATGGTTTTGAGTTTACCATCACGAGTTCGCATCTTCACAAGAAAATCAGGAAAATATCGGTGCCATTGGCCATCAACTGGTGACTTATAAGGAATAATAAGTTCTTCTGAAGCCCACGAGATTATATCAGGATTTCGGTCAAGCCAAGACATGACCTTTACTTCCCAGCTTGACCGGTAGATAATATTGTTATAGTCCCCAATGTATTTTTGAGGGTTGGATGGTGTAAATCGTCCAGAATATGCCATAAATATACTTATATCTTTTTTAGGACAACCATGGCTATCATCTCTATACCAACATCAATCGGTGGTGTATCTATTCCAGGTAACATTATTAATGGTCCCCTTGGAGCATTATTTGGTAATAAATTTGGCATAAACAGTTATCAATATCCACGAGATTTGGGTTCGGCAACAAAAGGTCACATTGTTCAATTTTCAGTTAATGAGATTGACCCTATTACTTATGAAGAAGCCAAAAAGTTCATTAATAAATCAACGTCAATTGAAGGTTTAAAAGAACAATATAGTTCTGTTAAAAATTTCTTCTCTGGTGATGCACAAAAAACATTAAACTTTAAACCAAAGAAGAAAAGAAAAGTTGCAACTATCTCTCTATATATTCCTGATACCTTAAACTTCCAATACAATGCTGGTTATGGTAATTTAAGTTTAGTAGATGTAGCAAATGAAGTGGCTGGTGCTGTTAATTCGGTTGTAGGAAATAAACCTATTCTAGGCACTATAGCTAAAGCTGGATCGTTAGGTTTAACAGTTGCACAATCTAATGCAGCCAAACTTGCACTCTCTACACAAGGCCTTGCAATTAATCCTCAACAACAATTATTATTTGAAGGTATCGATTTTAGAACCTATCAAATGGCATTTACTTTCACACCATATTCTCGCCAAGAAGCAGAAGCTGTGAAAGAAATTATTAAGTTGTTTAGATATCACGCAGCACCACAAATTACAACGGCAGCTGCTGGTATGTTTTTTGTGCCGCCATCTACATTTGATTTAGACTTTTTATTTAATGGCCAGAGAAACAACAATGTAACACGAGTTGCCGAAAGTGTCATTGAAAGTATTGATGTCAACTATGCACCTAATGGTTGGTCTGCACATGATGATGGTGCACCGGTACAAACAACATTAACAATGAATTTTAAAGAAATCGAACTCATCGACAAAGATAAAATTAAGGCAGGATATTAATGCAATACTTTGATACTTTACCAAAAATAATTGAAACTGATAATGTTGGTGTTTCACGAGTATTCACCAACCTTATGGCACGAGCCAGTATTATACCTGATGTATTAAAAAATCCTCTTGTTTATTATTCATATGATATACAAGAAGGTGATACACCAGAAATTGTTGCTTACAAATACTATGGTGATTCATATCGGTATTGGATTGTTTTGTTTGCAAATGAACTGTTAGACCCACAATGGTCATGGCCAATGGATTCTACAGTATTTGATTCATATATGGCAGAGAAGTATCCGTCTGGTAATACAACAACCACGGTTTATAGTTATGAAAAAAAATTAACTCAAACAGATAATTCTACCAACACAGTAACAATTAACACGATTGATGTAAATCAAACAGAATACAACAGTATTATTCAAAATACAGAAACATATTCTATTGGTAATTCTACTGTAACTGTTGCGACCACAAAAAGAATCGTTACTATCTATGATTATGAGTATGAGTTAAACGAATCAAAAAGAAAGATAAACATATTAAACTCGGTCTATGTTGACCAAATGGAATCACAATTTAAATCATTGATGTCACAATAATATGGAAAACAATCAGCAAGTTCCAGTAGTTGAATCTCCTGGTGCTTATTATCCTCAAGACTTTTCGATACAGACACTTAATCTGTTGACCGCAAGTGGCCAACGATTTGAGTTAAAGAAACTATTGGTTGAACTGTCATATTTTGAGGACATCTACAGTTTTGTTACTTCTGGTTATATTACATTAGTTGATGCACAAGGATTCCTGGAACTCTTTCAATTAACTGGTAATGAATATATTGAAGTTAATTTTGGTAAAATACGAACAGGTACAAATTCAACCGACCAATTGTTTAGAATCTATAAAACCAGTGATAGAAAGCCTAGTGGTAATTTAAATAGTGAGGTGTATACTCTTTATTTTTGTTCTGAAGAATTATTATTATCTGAACAAGTTAAAATTAGTAAATCGTATACTGGCATGGAAATATCCAAAATAATTGACGATATTTTAGTTGAAAAATTAAAAGTAAAAAGAAAAAATATACAGGTGATAGAACCAACAATTGGTATGTATGACTTTGTTATACCTCGATTGAAACCTTTTGAGGCCATCAGTTGGTTATCAACCTATGCACGACCAAAAGTAACAGGCACAGTAGGTGCTGATATGTTATTTTTTGAAACCAAGAATGGTTTTAATTATAGGTCACTACAATCTATGTTTAAAGAACCAATCTATGGCACCTATCGTTATCAGGCCAAAAACATTGAAGATTCGATTCAAGACTTTCAAGAAAAAACTATTACAGTATTAGATTATGAATTTGTCAAAACCTATGATGCATTAGAAGATATCAATTCTGGCACATTTGCCAATAAACTCATTTCAATTGACCCATTGGCAAGAACATATAAAACAACTGAGTTTAATTACAAAGATTACTTTGAGAAAAAGAAAACATCTTCTTTAAATAAAAATGATGTATTGGTGCCACTTAAAAATAGATTAGGCAAAACACAAAACGAATCTTTTGATTCTCGTATTAAAGTATTAACATCAAATGCTTCACAGAATCAATTACAATATGTTAAGAATATTCCCGGTTCTGTTGCAAAAGATATTGCCATTGAAAATTATATACCGTTAAGAACGGCACAACTTGGTCTGGCCAATTATACTGTTGTTAAGATTACTATACCTGGTGATCCTGGTATCACTGCTGGTCGAACCATTGAATTTAATCTATTGACATTGAAACCTTCAACCAATAAAAAAGAGTTGGATAGATATTATTCGGGAACATATTTGGTGAGTGCTGTAAGACACATTATCAGTTCTGGTGGTGTGTATCAAACTGTTTTAGAAATTACTAAAGACAGTTCACCAACAGCATATTCACAGATTGATAACAATAGTTCTGAATTTAAGAAAGCGGTAGATGAATAACTTTTTAGGTAAAGATGGATTTAATTGGTGGTATGGTGTCGTAGAGGACAATGCTGACCCTTTAAAGACTGGTCGTGTGCGTGTTCGTATCTTTGGTTATCATACTGACAATCTACAAGAACTACCTACTAAAGATTTGCCATGGGCTCAACCATCCTTGTCACCTAGCAATTCAAAAACATTTAGTCCACCACGATTAGGTGACTATGTTATGGGATTCTTCTCTGATGGTGATTCAGCTCAGGCACCAGTCATCATGGGTGTGTTTCCTGGTTTTGAAACATCTTATGATAAGTCAAAAGGTTTTTCACCTCAAAGTAATTTAAAACAAGCAACACCACCAACAGGCCAAATACAATATCAAGTGGGTCAACCAACATTGGCACCATTAGCACGAGGTGTTGTGGCAAATACTGCCATCTCACAGGCCAATTCTAATCTGGCTCATGTGTGTGATATACCTGCTGGCATTAAGTTTGAGATTGCAAAACTAACAATATCAGTAAGTGGTTTGATTAATACATTACGAACAACAATTGAAGGTCTATGGGCTTCC